GAACCATTGGATCTGTTTATACCAGCAGAAGAAACGGTATGATCCGCTTCGGTGTATGAAGTAGAACCTTCGTTTAATTGAGCACCAGCACCTTCTACAGTGTCATCTTCACTGGTTGTGGTAGATGTGCCGGTTAGTGGTAGAATGCCAGCAGAAGAGGCTGTATGGTCGTTCTCTGTGTATGTGGTGGTGCCATTGGATCTGTTTATACCAGCAGATGCAACCGTGGAATCGTTCTCTGTGTAAGAGGACGCGCCGTCGATATCAATTGAACCAGCAGAAGATGTTGTGTCATCGGCAACGGTTTCTGACGTATCTGCATCGATATCAACATCACCAATACGAGAACCAGAAACATCTGCTTCGGTTATTGCAGCAGCACCAGAAATGACAACAACACCAGCAGATGATACTGTGGCGTTGTTGTTCGTATTAGTTGCAGTACCGTCAATATCCACACCAGCTAGAGCATCTCTATCTAGTGTGGCTGGTTCCATCGCAGAACTTAGGTTTGCATCAGGATCACCGGGCAAACCATAAGCAGAATCATTCAGCGCCACCGCAAGGTAGTCAGTTAGTAGTGTACTTGGCCGAGTTGTGTGATCGGCTTCAGTGTATACAACGCTACCTATTACAGCCATGGGTTATGACGCTCAATAAATTAAGCATTGCCAGCTGTGACAGTGAATGTCGAAATTGTAACTTGCTGTCCAGCAGCAATATTGGTGTTATCCAGTTCCATATCACCACCACCAGATGTCATTGTAACAGTACCTTGGATGTGGCAAGCTGTGCCTTGGTGAATACGGAAGTGTGCAGCAGTACCAGAAGCATCAGCAGAAGTATCCTGCCAAGTGCCAGCTTTTGCTTTCGAACCAGCAGATGCAGCAGCCATCCAATCAGATGGAAGTGTCATTGTAACGAGAATAGTACCAGAGTTTGCAGTAGCGCATGTAGCGGGTGCAGCACCAGACACAATAGTTAGTGTTGGTGTGGTTGAAATTGCAGTTTCGATTGCATCAAGTTCTGCGTTACGAACTGTATCTGAATATTGAATAGCCATATGATTATTCCTTGCATTGAGTTATTCTATTATTTAGTTGGATTGAATCCTAAGCTCATTTGTTTTTGTCGTCGAGATCCAGCTCGCCTACTTTGGCGTCACTAACGTTCTTCACAAACCGTTTGGTGCTTTCTTTGCCGAATTTTCCAGTATCTGCTTTTCTAGCTTTTATTGCCGCCGATCGTCGTTGGGAAGCTTTCACCATATCAGGGGTGATGTTACCTTCGGCAATCCATGCAACATAATCGCTGAATTTTATTTCTTCTGATTCTGGAAAATGTTTACTACCACCAGGAACTTTTTTAGATTCATCAAGTGATACTGCTGCATCTTCAACAGGACCACGAGCGTCTACACCAACGCCTTGTTTGCCTGATTTGCTAGGATAACCGAAGCTACCTTCGCGCGTCTGTTTGGTCATATATTCTGCATACTTATTGATTTTGTCTGTCATTATGGCATTCCTTTTTTGTGCTCTTATTGTTGTTGCATGTATTTATATTCCGGTGTGATTTGACATTCGATGAAATTTGTGTCGTGGTTCTCATAAGAAATGGAAGGCAAAAAAAAGGGGAGGCTAAAAAGCCCCCCCAGTAGTTTTGATCTCTGTTATTATTATTATTGGTGAGATCCTATTAGTGTGACATATTTACTACATCAAATTGGATACTATGACTCTTCGGTAGTACAAATTGCTATCCTTAGTCAATGCACCGGCACCAGCAGTGGCACCTTCAGCATATGGGTTAGCAACCATCCCGTATCTGGTTTTAAATCCAATTCTCGGGTGGAAGTCATCTTGACCTACCGCACGGACCATCTGTAGTGGAACATACGGACAATAAAATAGTCCAGCATCATAGGCATTCGAACCTTTGTAGCCAACAACCATGAAGTCACCACCAAGTGCATATGGATCGATGTAAACTTTCATGCGGCCTTGAATCGTACCAGCAAACGTGTTGCCAGTGTCATCAACATTGAGGCCAGAAGTGTTCATTGCAGGTGCATAGTCGAGAATACCAGCCATCTGAAGTGCAGAAGCAACATCAGAAGAACAGATTAGGACGTTGCCCTTACCACGACGAGTATCTTTTGCAATTTTGTTCGCTTCACGTTCAATGTGGAACAGAAGTCCCTTGAACTTTTCAACCATCCAGCGACCATTCGAGTCGGTGTTCAGATCGAAGATACCGGCAGTTGTTGTGGAGGAATCAGCAGCACCGCGAGTAGCAGTCGTGTAGATTGTGCGGATAACTTCACGGTTGATTTCTGCAAGCAGTTCAGCAGACAGAATGTTTGCCAATTCAGTTTCGGCATCCAGACCATGAACAGCTTTAAGATCCTGTGCAAGTTCCATTGAGTATGATGCTTTAAGCGCACGGCCTTTAGCACCAACCTGTACTTGCTCGATCGAGAAAGCCATGTCAGGGAATGCAGAGTTAGAATCTGTACCAAGTGCTTCCAACTGAGCGGTAGCCATTGCATCGCCATAGTTGTATGTATTGGTTTCAGCAAGGTTAGAAGTCTGTGAAGTTGAACCTGGAAGCGTACCAACATGCTTGTCACCAAGAGTGTTAGCATTACCAACAACAGAAGAGAACGATGTGTTTACTTCGTTGTAGAACGTTTCCGTTGAAGTCTGGTTCGTGTAACGTGAGCGCATAGCGAAGATCAGGCCGGTTGGGCCGGACATTGGCTGAACGCCACAGATATCATATGCAATCAGGTTAGGCATCGCACGACGAACGAGCGAGATCAGAACTGGATCGAATGTATCGATGGAACCATCACCAGGGGTAGAGCTAGAAGCGCCCATGGCGTTTGGTGGAATTGGAGACTCTGCCAAGAGAGACTGTGGTGTATAAGAACCAGCTTCTTGAAGAGCTTTTTCGGTATTTTCGAGGATAGCCGCAGTAACATTACGCTTATGGATATCAGTGATGGCACCCATATCAGAATGTTCGAGAATTGGCTTCCACTTTGCAATCATTTGTTCGTTTAGCATTGGTTTTTTCTCCCGATTATGCTTTTTTTATTATGCATTATTTATCGTTTTAAGGTTTTTGAGATGGCACTAACGTATCGAGCCATTTTTTCGTCATGGATTACTGGCTCTTTAGTACCTTCATCAAGTTCAACTTCTTCATTAAGTGTCGAAGCCGGTACTGCGCCTTTAGAGAAATATTTCTCTTTCACTACGTTTAGTTTGGATTCATACTCTCCATCATCGCCCGTATATTCGATACCCTCGACAAGAGTACGGAATTTATCAACTTGCGTAGATGCCAAGCCTTCAGCAGCTTCATTGAAGATAGTTTCAGCTGAATAGCCTTCGATGGCTTCCACAAGTTCCATGTTTGCATTGATTGATTCATTCAGATCTTCTTCAAGCGAATCTACCCGTGCGGCAAGAGCCTCAACAGCGGATACATCGGCTTCTGGAAGTTCCATGTTGTGCTCTTTACAGAGATCAACCAATCCAGACATAAAGGATTCTGCAAGTGATGTACGAAGTGATGCTTCAACAGCAACTTCATTCTCTGCCAACCATTCTTGAGCGGCATAAGAAAGATACGCATCAACTTGCTCTTCGATTGTGTTTGTGAGTTCTTCAAAATCGGCAATGCGTGCTTCTTCGAGACTAGCAAGTTCAGCAGCATGTGCTTCTTCGATTTCGGTAATTTGCGTTGCAACACGAAGGCCAACAGCAGCTTCGAAAAGCGTAGCCATTTTGCTGCGGAAATCTTCTGAAAGTCCTTCTTCACCACCAAGAATCTCATCAAGATCTTCTTTGGTCATGCCTTTGACTTTAACAGCCATTTGAGCAGGTGTTTGCGTGTCCTGATTGCCATGGTTTTCGGCAGATGATTTGTTCTTACCAGCAGCACCAGAAGGTACGCCGTGGTCTTTGCCCTTATTGAAAAGAGCCTGAACCTGATTGAAGAACTTAACACCATCGTCTCCGGTGCCGATATCGCTCATCATTTTGAGAACGGTATTGGTCATCATTGACAAGTTACCAGCAGGATTAGTCATTGCGACTGTTTGTCCCGCCTTAGTTACTTCTTCAAGATCGACAACGATTTGTTCGCCATCTACATCTTCAAGAACAACTTCCGATTCCGATAGATCGACAACAAGGAAATCCTTTTCCTCGTGGACGATGGAATCACCGATTTTTAGTTGATCCATGATTGGATTCTCCTTATTGACGTTGCTATTTTTAGTCATTGTAAAACCTAGAGTGTTTTCAGAAATTTATTAAACAGAAACAGTTTTGCTTCCTGAATTTGTTGAATAGTCTTGGTTTGAAGAACTTTCTTCTGATCTTCAACCCATTCACCAGTGTTTTCGTTATAAAGCCAATCAACACCTTCCATGACACCTTGAACATAAGCTTCATGTGCAGATGGATCAGCCACTACGTCAGCCGCAGTAACCAAACGAAAATCTTGTTGAACTTCATTAATGCCATTAACTTCTTTGAGTGATCCAAGCCCGCGTGATGATACGCCAAGGCAAGCACCTGATTCAATCAAACCACGGACAATTTGCCCAACTGGTGTTTCTGTAATACGCGCCTTGCCAATTACTTGGCCAGACTCTTGAACATCCAAACTATTGATAATAATACATGCACGTTCTAGATCAATTTGTGGTCCAGATGGGTGATTCAATTCGCCGTATGCGCAGCCCTTTGACACCTTCTCTGTGACGTATTTAGACACCGCATTCTTCATTGTTGCGAGCGGATAAGAGCGACCATTACGGTTCTCTTTGATCGCCTGCATGAAGACACCATGAATATATTTTGCGCTCTTGCCATCTTTTGTTGACTCAGTGAGATATTCTACCTCGCTTGTCATCTCTGAAATAAGTTTCATGCTCGATGCCCTTTAAAATATACTTTTCGTTGTTATTGTATTTAGTAAACGCTGTATTTTACTACAATAATTCTGATCTTGCTTCTGTAACAGTGGTTGCTTTTGCTCTAATACGAAATTCCAGCAGAGATGTTAAGTCATCTTGTACTACAAACTCATACCGATCATTCGTCGCCTTTTAAGCCTCGTGGGCCGCGTTTTCCATCCTTGCCGTCGATTCCATCCTTACCGTCTCTTCCAGGCTCTCCACGGCTTCCAGGCTCTCCTGTATCACCATCCAGACCATCTCGCCCGTATTTGCCGGTAAGCCCACGCTCACCACGTTCCCCATCTTTACCACTACGCCCTGGTTCGCCTGTAGCGCCCCGTTCTCCGTCCTTGTCATCATTTCCATCATTAGGCACATGAACCTTTTCTGCTATCGTCTCAATCAACTCTTGATTTTCGATGATAGTTCTAAGTTCACTCTCCTTTTTTTCTTCAATCCTCAAAGCAAACTCATGTCCACTCGCTTCACTGAGATCCACCAAGTCAATCGTGTATGGTTTTTTCTCTTCTGTGCAGTATATATTATCGCCTTCAAACGCATGTGTCTGTACGCCACGAAAATCACGAGATGCGATCTTTCCGCCTAAACTCTGATACAGTAGCATGTCACTCGAAAAAGTTGTGTCAGTATCTTCGAGTACGAAATATTTTTCACCATCATCTGGTAATTGACCATCAGTCAGATTCCAGAATTTTGTGAACTGATTGGCGAAGCTCTTTGTTGAAACAGAATCTTCATTCACGCAATATGCGAAATCGCCGTGCTGAACAATATCTCCATAGTGAAGTATATGCTCAACACCGGCGATCCGCACTTTACGATCTTCAACAAAGAACACATCACCAGTAATCTCGTACTCGCCTTCAACTTCCAAAACTGTTGAGACGAAAAACTTCATTCAGTTTCCTTAGTAATCAGAATCCGATGGCACACCACCAGCTGCATATTCTTTTTGGAATTCAACCATCAAAGTACCGTGTGTACCTGTACGTGTGAACGTAACATTCGCAGCAGTTCTACCGACATTCAATGCAGATCCATTACCAGCAAAGTCAATCCAACCGGATGAATCGGTATCCCATGCAACAATAGCATCACGTGTAATGCGCCAACCATTCGCACCAGCACCAGAATCAGCACTATACCAAATCTGTTTGATGGTGCAGCCGGTGATTGCATCTGTTACACCAGTGACTGCGACATTTGATACGCTGTTATTACCAAGCAAAACAATGTTTGTGTTGGTAGCAGACATATGCAGAACGACATTACGAGAAGTGTTTTTTACGATCGAATATGTCATTACTTGTCTCCATCGTATGTTGGTGTTTTAAACCATTTAGCTTTGCCACGGAGCATGTTTCGTTTTGCCCGTCGAACATCAGCTTTCCTGCCAGATTTCTGCATGGCGATATGCGCGTTCTTGGCCATGTGATAACCAAGGTGACCAATGAGAGATGCTGACTGAATAGCGGCTGCTATGTGTGGTCCGATTGTTGCTGTCTGTAGTGCTCCTGCGATAGGACCACTGTGGGTGTGGTGGGCAAGGATGTCGAGGAACTCATGATCGTGACCATCTTTGTGATCGTATAGTGAACTGCGTCCTTCGCCATCCGATCGATTTTGCGTTGGATTGTAACCCGTTGCGTAATGAGTTACTCCGTGCGTCGTGCCAACAAGCCCAGCACCAGCAACAGCAGAACCAGCTTTGCGAGCAGCATCAACCATTTTATGCAGGGCTTCTCGTTCAGAGAGGCTTTCCTTTTCAGCAACAGCAGAGATGAAATTCAAACCTTCTTCACCAATTACATCCACAAGCTCGTTGATTTGTCTTTTCGTAAACTCAACTCGATTGGTTTCAGAGATATATATTGGGAATGCGAATTTACAATCATCAATGCCAGGAAGGGCTGTGTTGAAAAGATCAGCTACTGACTCGTAGTGCTCCGCATCCTTACCAGGATTATAGCCTTCGCGATCCTTGGTACGATCGTGCATGGTAGTGGAGCCTTTGAACAGCTTGTCGTACTCGTCTTTGGAATACATGTTCTCAAAGCGTGGGAACTTGATAGGTGGTTCGCCTTCTTTGCCAAGCTCTAGTCCGTGTTTTTGATAAAAGCGTTTCTCGTCATCGGGGAAAGGAGTGTAAACTTCTTTCATGAAGTCTTCACCCAAAATGTCTTTGAGATACTTAGTCATTACGCATCACCGTCCATATTAGCCATGATTGCTTCCTGCTCATCGAGTGGAAGATGACCAAACTCTTCTTGGAATGCAGCAAAGAACTCTTCTTTGGTCACAGAATCTTGTGATGGATTGGCTCTAACTGCCTTAGCCATTGCAGCCGGTGACATACCAGCACCGGAAGATTTTTTGCCTTTGCCCTTATTACCGCACTCGCAAGGATCGCAATCGCATTTCGAACAGCAAGCTTCTTCAAGATCAATTTCTTCAGAAATTTCTTCCATGATTGCCAATTGCTCTTCTTCAGTAAGATGACCATATTCATTATGAAAATCTTCGAAGAATGCTGCAAGCTCTCCTTCTTCGGTAAGCTCATCAGCATACTCAAAACCATGAACGGTTTCAGTGATGACACCACGAACCTTTTCAGTCATGATTTCATTGATCATTTCTTTAATGTCGAGTGGTTTCTTTTCGATAGTAGCTTCGATCAGTTTTTTGATATCGGCCATTTGTGATATTCCTTTGTTTGTTATTCTTGGTTCGATTATTGTTGTGGTCCTGGTGGTGGTCCTGCCTGTGGATCTTGCATTGCATTAGGATCTGCATTAGGATCTTCCATACCAGGATCTTGTGGCATAGGTGGATTCCAATGTTCATTATTTAACTCATCGGCCATCTTCTTATCTTCTTCTTTGATATCATCATCATTTTGTCTCAGAATCTTACGACGCAGAGTATCGTGAGAGAAGTATTTGCCAGCGAAATCGTCAGCATCGCGCAATCGAAGTAGTCGATCATTCATGATTTCCAGTTCTTTCAATTCTGCGAAGTACAGATCAGAAGCAAACTGATATTTCAATCCTTTGTAGATCGTGTTATCCCAATCCTCTTGTGTAATGACGTTCTTGAGAATCAATTGTTTATGCAAAGCACTAAAGATAAGCTCCATGAACTTACCACGCACACGGTTGATGAATTTACTGAAGTTCACTTCATCGCGTGTAATTTCAGTCGCACGACCAATGTTATAGATAGCATCTGGTTTCATGCGTGTTAAAGGCACTTGGAGTGCTCTGTAAAGCCGATCTTGGAAGTATTCGACTGATTGTAGCAGATCAGGCAAAGCAGCCCCACCTCCCAACGTATCGATTTCTGTGCCTTGTTCACCACCACGGCGCGGTAGCCAAAAATCCTCATTCATATGCATGAAATGACGATCATCAGAAATCTTACCAGTGGACGTATTGTATGATACCTTATTTTTATAACGTGTCATCATATCCTTGATGTGCTGTTCAGCCTTCATTTTTGGAAGTGAACCAACATCAACATAGAACACGCGACGTTCTGGTGCGCGTGAAAGGTGATAGATCAGTGTGGCATCTTCTAGTGCTCGTAACTGATTCAGTGGCTTGATTGCTTGGTGCATGTAAGCCAAAATAGTTGTGTTATTCTCATCCATCAAACCAGAACTGGCGTGAATGATCGAGTCCTTTGTGATCTTTGTACCATCGGCAGAAGACGTTCGAGCAACACCAGCTTTATTTTGGAAGCCCTTATCATTGAACAAGTAGTATTCTGATTTGGTCAATGATGTTACCACATTTGTCTGTGGGTGTTTCCGGCGCACAACTTCGCGGATCTTTCTGATCTTACGCGGATCGATGTAACGCAATTCTTTAATGCCTTCGTGTGGTTTCGTCTCATCAATCACTGGATGATAGTACGCACGACCATCAACATACCAACGACGAAACACATCATAGGCTGATTTTTTGAAGTTAAAGAGATCCAAGATGACTTCAAATTCAGCAAGGATCTCCTTCTTAACTTTCGCAGATAGTCCTTCGATGTCATTGAGAAGAAGACTGACAATATCCTTGCCGTCTTCTTCAACAATGGCTTCATTGACTACCTCATTAACAGCTTTTTCAATTTCAGGCTGTAGAACCATTTGACGATATTTGGTTACAAGTTCAGCTTCGGTTCGAATAGAACCTTCAATGTCAATGTATGCGCCCAAGACACCACCAGCTTCGATTGACACCGCACCGTCATCACGGATTGGCTCAACAAAGCTTGGCTTTGCAATTTCATTTTTCCCATCTGGGCGGTTTATCTCAAAACCAAATAATTTCATGGGTTCGTTTCTCCTATATCATCTTATATTTATGGCCTCTGATTATAAGCCAGCCGGGGTACCGATGTTTGGTCTACGAACGCCTTCAAGATCAAATACAGATTCATCAAGACCAATGTCATCACCAGGAAGCCAATAATCGAGTGCAAAGTCTACATCAAATGTCATCACCTGATTGACTGCATCGAAATCCAAGCCCATCTGTGAGATATTGATTGGGAACATGCCCTTGATTGTATATGTCTGGATGACAGAACCATCTTTAGAATAGTGACGAATCACTGCATCGCGCTTATAGCTGTTTGGTGAAGGACTAACGCCGCCAGTCATTTTGTTTTCAATGTGCTGGTTGATGTTAGTATGCCAAGACTCAACAGCTTTACGGATGTTATAAGTTTCGTCATGCATGATTGTTACATTCCAATCCGCATATACACGATCGCCCGCTAGTTTGATCTGACGACCAAAGTAAGGAACATCGATAGCACCAACCTGTGAAGGTGGAATGCTTGTGGTGCGGCAAAGGAATCGAAGTGACTGTTCAGAATCTACGGTAGAACCGGGCCATTCTGGAATCACAACGTGGAATAGTGATGGTCTAGCGCCACCACGTACAAGGCCAGAAGCCTTGAATTCTTCGACATTGAAAGCCATTTGGTATTCTCTCCTACTATTATTATTTTGCAAGTATTTAGTGTTTACGAATAGGGGGGATTTCTCCCCCCAACCCGGTTATAAGAAGTGATACCTCTAGAAATTCCCAACAACTTCTGAGAAGGAAACACCAGTAGGAACAGCAACAAAGTTTAGAGTGATAAAATTTATGCTCCGTGCTGGTTTTATATAAATGTCACCGATGAATTCGTTACGATCGACTACCGTTGGTGTGTTGTTCGTATCGTCACAAACAACCAAGAAATCCGTGATGCCACGTCGGCCTTGAATGTCACGAAGATAAGGAACAACCAAGTTTTTGAATTGCAGACGAGTAAACTCATCGTTGAACTCAAACAAGGTGTACTTAGATGCTCGTGAGATCGCTTTTTCGAGTACAATGAACAAGCGACGTACGTTGATTCGATCAAATGCCGATGGTTTAGAAAGCATCGTCTTATCACCGAATAGTACAGTACCTTGACCAGGGAAAGTAACAACTGGATTGATACCATTCTTGTACAGTTCGTCACGATCAGCTTGACGTGGGTTCCATGAAAGACGGACAAGGTTCTTAACTTGACCACGATTGAAACCAGCTGGTGAGAACCAAGGATCGTTTGTTCTATCGGTACGGACACACAGACCAGCAGTATCGCCATTCAGTGGGACGTAACGGTAGAGATCATTGTAGCGATCGTACATGTACTTATAACCGCTATCGATAACACCATATGATGTTGAACGAAGTGTGTTGCGGAATGTAGTAACAGCAGCAAGCTCATTGTTTGGATTATTGACAACATCACCACGTTGTGGCGAGATCATAACAATGCAATCCTTACGAACTTCTGCAATATTATCGATCAGGTAGTTAGCAAGCGTAGTACCACGTGCTTTACCTTGCAGAATAAGCGAAATGTCAGCAATATCTTCTGGTGATCTGAACAGATCATACCCACCGGTTACTTCACCGATTTCGATGTTGCTCTCATCAGTGCCGTCATTACCGAATTGAAGATCGATAACAGAAACATCTAGAGTAGAAGACACGACTTGTGCAGCAGTATTTGATGCGAATCCAGAGATGTCATTGACGGCCCAAACATACTGAGACTGATCATTGATCACATCTTTGTAGTAGTTGCCAGTACCATCGACATTCTTAGAGTCGGTAGCAAATGACAGTGCTTGATATGTTTCAAGAACAGAACCAGGGACACCAGTGAATACACCATTTTCGTCGGATACAACAACATGGATTTCATCCTGTGCTGATGTGTTACCGAAGTTTAGCTGGTGTGTAGATTGACCAGGAGCAACATCAACGAAGTTATAGAATTCCCAATAGCGATTGAATGTTCGTGTAGTCGTATTAGATGACGTATACGAGAAATTCGTTGCCAGTGTGAATCGATCTTCAAAGTTCAATTTGAATGATGTTCGTGGTGAAATTGTTGTGACATCAGCAGCCACAGTAGTAGCAATTGCAGCATCTACAGAGAACGATGTTGAGTTAGTGACAACATTGATCACACGACCAACAAACGCAGTGTTACCAGCAGACAATTGCATGCCAGCAGCAAGACCAGTGGTGTTGTTTGCAGTGATTTCTGTGTTACCAGCAACAGATGTCAGTTCGTATGTATTAGAAGAAACGCCATACGTAGCCTGAGTATCAATGGCAGTGACTTTGAGATACTGTTCACCAACCGATGTGTTGCCTACTTTGATCAAATCAGTCGTTTGCAACAGTGCAGCAAGTGTAGTAGCGTTTGCAGATGCAGCAGCATTAGTAGCAGCTAGAACAGAAAGGTTTGCAGTGTTTGAGTTTGTATTCACAGCTAGATCAGCAGCCGTACCATAAGAGGCAAGGTTGAGAGTAGAAGAGAAACCAGCAGAGTTACCACAAACAGAAATACGAAGAGAATTGCCTATGTCACCTGGATAACGCGCGATCCACTTAACATCGGTATCTACGTTACCATCTTTGGAAGTCCAGTCAGTTTCATTCGTGATTGTCGCATACGCAAGGTTTGCAACAGCAGCAGTATTACCAACAGCAGAAAATAGCGTGTTAGAATAGAACTGAATGCTTTCAGCAGTGCTATTGGTCAAAGCAGCAGATGCAGCAGTGACAGTGAATGCAGTGGTGTTGACAACAGAGTTGATCACAGCGCCATTTGATAGACCATTGGCAGATGCGTCCAGAACAAGCATACCAGCAACAAGTGCTGATGTGTTGCCAGTAGACAGAACAACAGTTGTGTTGCCTGCTACTACGTTAGCAGTGACAATAGGTGATACGCCAGCAGTGTTACCAACGCGAGCAACCCATAGTTTATTACCATATGCAAGTGTTGAAGAACCTGTGAACCATGTTTCATAGTTCAGGTTGGTTGGTTTACCGAAGCGTCGTGCTAATTGAACTTCAGAATCGATGAGAACCCGTTGATCAACTGGTCCCCAACGAAAGACGCCCGCTAAGGCACATTCCGTGGTTGATACACTAGGCACAATCGTAGTGAGATCAATCTCATTAGTCTCTACGCCCGGTGAAATTAGTGAAGTAGCCATATCCCATTTCTCCTTAATATGAGGATTATAATAACGATGATGTATTCAAGTTATTTATCAAAATGGAGTTTTCAGTCGGCTACAAACCAGTTTTCGTCAGTATGTTTCCCTAATTCCAAATCAACTGCCCGATTACCAGCATCAGGAAGTCCATTATCAACAAAACCAAATGGAAGCATCTCATCTTCCATCTCTTTGGCTGTGCGCTCACGAATGTTTTGTAGGGTATTGATGTCTGTTAACATCTTGAAATACTGTTGTTCAGACATCCACGCAAACAGAACCAAGCACATTACCATATCGTCATGGTGTCCTGGTTCAGCCTCGTATGATTTGCCCTTACGTGCGAATGTAGACAATTCGTGTATTGTGTCGTGATCATTAAGCAGAAGTTGATCTTGCTCAATCAAAAGTTTCAACATAGAACAACCAATGGCCTTTACCGGCGTAGTTGTTCGCACACCTTTGTCTGTGGTTCTCTTTAGTGACGTAGTGATAGTTTTGCCACGAGATCCTTGGTTTGCAGTGAACAGAAGATTCTCATATTCAAAGTCATAGAATAACAAATCTGCTACTTGCTGACCAATATCATTGATTTCGACAAGCACAGCGCAGTCACCGTACATTTTACCAAACCGATTGATTATCTCTGTGAATTCAACCGGCGTGACTAGATTATTTCTGAACGTACAAACTTGTCTGTACGGCATTTTCGATATATCAATGATCTGGAATGCAGAGTAGTCTAAACCTTTACCTCTAGACACGTCACAGACCATAACATATTCATGACCAGGAATGTATGACTCATACATCTTTAGTCCAATCTGATCATGTTCTGGTATAGCAATACCTTCAACAAGCTGTTTCAGTTTTGAACCAGATATAAGAGTACCTGATGAACCAAGATATTCGTTTTCGTATTCCTGTGAGAATTTCTCATAATCATACGACATATCCTGTAGTGTGCGTTCTTTCCATTTGTCATCACGACCAGGAACAGATTGCCATGTTACAGAAATCAATTTGAATCTGTTCTTACCTTGACGTGCAAGGCTAGTGATCTTATGGAAATGGTTCATGCCGTTCACAGTAGACACCAGAACCAGCTTTGTAGTATCACCAGATGAGATCGTAGGATAAACGGATGTGAAGAACTCATCCCAATTCTCGACGAATGCAGCTTCATCAATGAACAATAGGTTCACAGAGAAGCCACGAATATTATTTGAAGATGTCGCTGTAGCCATAATCTTCGAACCATTCTCAAGTTCGATCTTGCCTTTATTCCATTCAACAACACCTTGCTGAATCCAGTCAGGCAAATGCTCATAGCCGAGTTTAATACGTGACAAAATTTCTCTCGAAACTTCAGCCTTGTTTGCTAGGATAGCCACATTCTTATGTGAATTGAATAGAATGAAGTGAAGAATTGCGCATGTCATGGCTGTTGTTTTACCAGACTGTCTGGCCATTTCAGCAGCAACAGCATTTTCATCATGTACAGAAGTGATGATTTCTCTTTGGTAATCGTATAGTTCGATCTTTTCTAAACCACGATCAACATGCACTACGCTCATATAAGTTTCAGAGAAATATATTGGATCTTCTTTGCATTTCAACAATTCTGCTTTGCGTTCTTCAGTCCATTCTATTGGCTGGTTAGTCTTCTTTAGTGTAGAAGAACCTCTGTAGCCTCTAATTTGACTCATTTAATATCCTTAATTCCGAGGTTTATCTCCAATAAGTGGTTCCTTTTCTCCGGTTTTGGCCGCATTCATTCTGTTGATATAGTTCACACCCATTTTGGTATGATCGCGCATGACGTGTGTCATTAAACTATAATTAGCATCGCCATCATCATCCTGCGGTTTTCGACTAAATGCAGCGTCAACGTGTTCTTGTGTTATGTGCTCTTTGTGAGATCGCATTGTTGCTTTAGCTGTACCAACATCGTCGTTTGTAATCGAATCCATAATTTTCTTGTGCAATATCGCATGATGCTTTGGTGTTATTTTTTCTGGATGTGATTCAAACGCCGCGGCCTGAACCTGTCCATCAGGATGCTTCATAGCTGCATCTATGTGTTCGTCTGTTAGATTATGAGAATGTTCTTCTAATGCAGCACGAGCAACATTACTATTAGGATGCTTCAGAGCAGCAGTTATGTGATCTGGTGTTATCTTGTCTTTATAGTTCGTTAATGCTGCAACTGCTGCATGACCATCGGAATCTTTCATTGCTGAATCAATATGTTCATGTGTTGGTTCAAAATGAGGATTTCCGCTTACTAGATTGGTTTTAGCCAGCTCAGGTGTTTTTGCCATAGCCTTTGAGATATCTGGGTGTATTTGTTGTGGTCCGCGTGCATGCCGCAAATCACCATACTGATGTTCAGTTTCATTATTTTCTACATCACGAATTGTACCACCCTCGTGCTCGTGAACACCATGAACCGTCTCACCAGAGTGCTCCCCTGTTTCAGCGTCGTAATTCAACTTGCGGTGGATGGTAATCATTTTTTTACCGCTCTCACCATAAGAATCAAAAAGATTGCCTGTGCCAGATGCAGCGGTACACCAATTGGTTTTTCCACCACCATAACCTTTCTGACATGCTTCTTTGGTACGAACATGTTTGATTGTCACACCAGTCTTAGGATCATGATGAAGTATCTTGACATCTTCCTTAGCAGCCTTCTTGGCCTTAAGCTTCGCAACAGAAGATTCCATCGAATCTAAACTGTCGTGATTGTTGATGTCGTGTTCGCCAGTGGCTTTCAGTGCATCTCTGTGCTTATGGAATTCCGTGGCGATGTCATTTATCTTATTTTTGTCCATATCAGGTGAAGTGATTTTTCCCAATCTGTGACCAAAGGAAGATAATACACGTGGATTGACATGCGCAATATGTGGATATTTCGCTGCTACTTCTTTAGCGTTGTCTTCCATCAAGATCGTATATTGTTTGAATCTCAGCATCTCATTTCTTCGCCTTCTTCTTATTAATTTGATTCATTTAATATCCTATTTTAATCTAACCCGAAAAGACGATTCTTCTCCTTCTTCTCCACTCATTTTTTGTTTTTTCTAGCTTCTGGTGTTGAGCCATCTTCGCGATCCTTTAAGCGTTTGTCTCGCAATTTTTGATGCAGTTCTGAAGCAGAAGGTTCTTTGCGCGTGGGTGCAACAGGCATCGTTCTTTTAGGATCTGTCCCAGCGTGCGAAACACCAGCAAGAGCAGCGATTAAAGCATGTACCCAATGTTCTTTTCCTGCGCCATCCGACATGTCGTTAGTCCTTCTTCTTATTAAGTTGATCGAGCATATCAGCAGTAGAGCCAACAAACAGATTGTTATTCACAACCTTCTCTTCTTTCGGACCATGCTTCTTTTCATCGATTTCTAATTTGAGCTTTTCAATTTCGAGTAACTGTTTATTGGCACCAACCATCTGACCAAGTAATTGACTCAGTACAGCGAATGCTTGAGGATGTTGGGATGCTGACGCAACACCCACCAATTCAGTATATGACATTTCACCAATTTCGATGAGACGTTTGATATTATCTCTCACCTCATCGAATTTGTCGTCGTCACTCATAACTTCTGTGCTCAGTGGCTTTGGTTGTCTAACCGTTATAGTATGTGTAGGCATTGGTTTGACACCCAAAGCTTCTGCCAAAGCATCATCATTAATATTTTTCATTATGCGCCTTTTGATTTACGAGTAACCACTGGTTGGCCTCTGCCGTCGCTTGGGCCTAGTTTTTTTATGGCCTTCTTCATGTCAACAGGTGGTTCCGAATTAGGAGCCTCGTATTCATTACCACGCGCCGAATGTTGATCTTCTGGTCTATCGATCTCATGTTCACCGTTGTTTTCACGTGCGTGCTGAATAGTATTTTCATCGATGTGATGAGTTAGTCCGCTGTGATGTTGGTCGTTGGATGTCGATTCAGTAGGTGTAGTCATAACAATATGTCCAGCTTCGATGCCGTTTGGTGACATGTAACGTTTGGCGGAACCTTTCTTTGGTAGAAAATGTTCATCCTGAAAACGAGAATCAGAAGCAATCATTTTTGGACTGCCGTCTTTGTTTTTACCAACAGGAACCTTTCTTGGATGTAAAATGTTCTGTTTTTGGTAATCATGACGTTCGTCCACGCCTTGCGCGTTCGTTACTGTGCGATGTCCGTAATGAGCTTTATCGGGAGTGGTTGGGTTTCCCTTCGCATCAAAATGGCCTTCACTATCTTGAGCCTTTTCCTTATCACTAAGACGATCGTGGGTGCGTCCTTTAGACCAATATTTAATGTGCGTTACGTGTGACTCATAATCATTTGCTACTTTAGAACCACGCTTCGCATTATTGACTGAATAGGAGCCACGATTTGGAATTCGATGTCCATCTGAATCAACTTTCGGTTTTCCATCTGGTGTTTGCGAAAGAATGGTTTCGTTTATTCGACGTTGATCAACTTTGGCGTTCTCTGAGACTGAAGAGCGCATACCATTGCCGTCTGGTGAAATTTTTACCTTTGGACCATTGTTTGAATACGCTCGATAATTACCCAATCGAGGATTGTGTTCAATTGTATTACACGCTCTTTTGCCGTATCCGTTTGTTTGAATGATGGGTTTATTTTCGGCTAATCGTTGCTTATTCAGATGGTTCACAACGTGAGCAGTTACTCCGTGATCGCTTTCCGATGTGGTGTCGGGACGAATCAACGTGTTCAATTGCGTTGGATTGCCATTTTTCTTACCAGTGTCCGTTTTGTTGTCATTTTTGCGAGCAAATCGTCGAATGCTGTGAGAATGAGCCAGTGTATAGTCTCTCAACATAGCAGGATCATGTTTCATTTGTGAGTGAGCAGTGCGCATGATGGCAGCACCCGTATACTGTTGTTCGGCTTTCGGTGCGAAACAAGTGCCTTTGCTGGTGTCAACCACTTTTTTAGCATCAGTACCACCGCCGCATCCCTTCGTTTGCCACTTACACGTGTTGACGATGTGATGTCTTTCGTGTGCACCAGATCCACTTGTGTAGAGAGCATGACCAGCGACTTCTTTCACAGCCGCAGCATCAAAGCCCATGCCATTTTTCCTGTCCTTCTCTTCTGGTTGCTTAATAGTGTCCAATTTTTCGCTGTTTGTTAGCGTAGAACCAGACGCGCCTTCTGCGATGTGACCAGCAGATTGCAATCTTTTCATTGCAGCCTTTTCTGCCTTAATTTGTTCGTCCTTTGATTTGGAAAAATGTTCTTCTAGATGTTCGCTAGCAATCTTGTGTATCTCTGTTGGTTTCAGTGGTTCTCTGTTTTCACCTCCGTACACCTTGGCCCGCATTTTATTGCGTTCGATCATGCCATGAAATTTACCACCGGAAGAGTTTATTCCGCCGTTCAGAACTTTACTCGATACAACGATTGCCTGTGGTCCGCCTTTGGCACCATCGGCTTTGATGACTTGTCGTTTAGAGCCCTTTTTTACAGGCATTGCGGTTTCCAACAGATTGGTTGATGTCATGTCTTCTATGCTAAAATGCTGAACCGGAATGTGATCGTTTTGGCCAAAATACTGCGCTTGCGTCTCGTGTTCCGTGGTTCTATCTGGATGATTTTCAAAATGCGCCACATGATCGTGCAGTCGGTGAAACATGCCGTGCGCAAATCGTCCTTCTTCGGTTTCTATTAAAAATTGTCTGAACTTGAGCATATGTGTTCTCCTTGAATGTTTTTTGTTATTGGTTATTTAGTGTCTGGGTGTTCTAGTGTGCCATGCCAATGACATACACCATCCTTGATTTCTTTTTTGTGCCATCTAATATTATGTCCGCGTCCAACCACAACTTCTTCTCCATCTGCACCATCTTCGTGTCTATGTTCTCCGCGCATTTGTAATGCTGGTGTGCCTTTTGGTATGGTCACATGACCAACATGCCGCAATCTATCTCTGCCTTTACGAGAATAACCAGCAGCATGACCAGAATTGGTCGATAGTGACGTGTATGCGGGATGGTGTGTCACGATGTGATCACCATCAGATTTTCCTGTGTCTTCTGGACTACGCATGCCGGTATGCAGTTTAATTTCCGATGGTGTTGGGCTATTTGCAATGGCAGAATCTAGTGCTTTATGATGCGGGTGTTCTT